TGCATCATATACAAGTTTATTACGATACTTAGTCATAATACTTTTCATGTATTCTTCAGACTTACCACGTGGCATATTACCAACGTCGATGTAGAAGATGCGTCTTTCTGGTGCACGAGCAAGGCGATAAATCACCAAAGAATCTTCCATCATTCTTAATTGATTTATAGGCTTTAAAGCTTTATGCAAATACGATACAACCTTTTTACGATCTTCAGTCAAAAGTCCAGATGTTACATAACTTACTGAATCATTAGTCATCTTAATACCAGAAGTAGAAGAACCTGGTTTTTCCTGATATATGAAAAACTCTTCGGTATCTTCAACAATTTTAGCTCCAGTAATAGGATCTTTTTTAGTTTTTACTTTCTTGACCTTGCGCATTTTTGCTGAGTCAATAGGTCGTATTTCTTGGATGCCATCTTTAGGATTATCTTCATTCACAACTAGATGATGGTAAATTCTTCCATCAACATACCATCTTCTAAAAATATCATGTCCTAATTCTTTGAAATTAAGCATAGTATAAATATTGTCGAATTCTTCTTTAATAACCTTTTTAATTCTATCAGTGGCTTTGACATCGTCTAAGTTAATATCGACGGTCTGCTCCATCTGAGAGCCAGTAATTGCTTCATTAGTAATATCTTCAATAGCAGCATCAACTTCTGGATGCATAGCATTACCACGATATTTCATTATTAGTTGGTAATTATCTTTTGAATCATCACCATCTAAATTCAAATATTGACCATAGTGTGATCCTGCAGCAGTTGCATAACTGCCACCTTCGTCATCACGCGGAGGTACTACAGAAGGAAGCTTTTGTGCTTCTTTCTTTTTTGAGCGCTTGATTTCAAACCCAAAAAGCTTGATACCTTCGCTATTTCCTGCCTGTTCAGCCATTTCACTTCCTTATAAAAATAGTAAGAGAGGCAGCAAAACTGCCTCTCCTTATTTATCTAGCTTGTTGTGTTCGACTCGAAGTACTGATAAGCAAATGTTACTTGGAATCTTTCGATTTCATCATTTGAACTATACGCAAGGTCGATTGGTGATAGATCTTGAGGGAATGAACCTCTGAAAGTGTAAGTCTTAATGACTGCACCATCACGATCTAATTGATCAACTTTGAGATCAGCTTCGTATGCGATAGGCGAAGAAAGTCCAGTATTAGCACTGTGTGCATTCATACCGTTCATCCAACGTTCCATCGCATCACGAATTGCAAAGTCAGTATCATTAATGATTGTTACTGTCCATGCATCGAATGTACGATCACCAGCCATTTTTAATTGTCTACCACGGAATGGCACAATAATTTGTCCCATTGTGGAGCCTGGTAACTGTGCAGTTTCACACAAGAATGATGTTAATTCTGCATCACCATTTGCGTAACCAGGAAAATTAATAGTGGCTTTAAAGAGGTTAGGACGAGCACCGCCGCCTCTCAGTTTTGACTTGAAGTCATCTACGCCGAGAATTGCCATTGTACGTTACCCCCTTAAACCGTGCCAACAACTTCTTCGAAGTCAACACCAGATCTTACAGCCACAAAATTAAGTGTGATGTAATTGATCGAGCGTGCTGGCTTGATGAAGATGTTCGCGATAAATTCATTACGGTCAACGACTTCTGAGGTATTGTTTGTTTCATCACAGACAACTCTAAAGTCTGTAATACCGCGACGGCCGCGTACTTCTCTAAGTACTGGCTCTACGATGTTAACAAATTCTGCCCTAGTAAATTCATCGTTGAATTCGAATAGTGCTTGTTCAGCTGCTCTGCCAATTGCTCTTTCGAGTACCAAGAACAAGCGACGTACATTAATACGATCGAATGCCGATGGCCGACCAAGTTTAGTCTTATCACCGAATAGCAATGAGCCTTGACCAGGAATATTAGCAATTGGATTTACACTCGCTTTGTACAACGTATCACGCTGTGCTTTAGTAGGACTGTAATTCAATGCAGTAATTCCAAGATATTGACCACGCCGTGAACCAGCTGGCGAGAACCAAGGTGCACGATTAAGATCAGTAGCAGCCATAATACCTGCAGTGCTTGAAGCAGCTGGAATATTAATGTATTGATCATTAAACTTGTCGTAGACTTTTAAGAAGTTTCCATCCATAACTAAGTATGATGAATTTGTAAAGCCTGCGGCAGTTGTAGTGATATTTGTTGTGATTGTTGCTGCATTCGTAAGATTAACGACATCTGTACGTGCAGGTGAAGCACAAACTACACAATCTTTACGAGTCGATTGGGCAGTAGTAATTAGATCATTAACAACAGTTGTTTGATCTACTCTTGCATTCATACTTGGTGAAATCAAGAAGTCAACCTCAACAATATCTTTATCTTCGAAAAGATCATGACCATTTAAAAATTCTGTTGTTCCTAAAACACCTGAATTTACACCTGAATCAAAATTGTATGCATGACCAGTTTGTGGTATGGTAATCAGGAAATTGGAACCCGATACAGCATTCGCGCCGGCAGCTGTGCCTGCGGTTTGTTTCAAGTCAGAATCAAAATCTACCATGTAGATATATTCTGATCTTGTGTTAATGACATTTTTTGCAAAGTTTGTTGTACCATCAGGATTTATAGCATTTTTAGCTACTGATACGAATGGATAAGTCTCGAGTACTTGGCCACGTGTACCAGTTAGAAGTCCTTCTTGGTCAATAACTACGACATGCATTTCGTCATTAGTTGCATTCACATCAGTTGCAAAAGGTGATGTTCCTGGTGCACCGTCAAAGTTTGCTGCATATGTCCAAGTAGCGAAGCGACCTGCAGAATCAACGGCTGGTAGAATATTAACAGAAATACTATTTCCTAATTCTCCAGGATATCGTGATACAAATGTGTGAGCGTCCGAATCCAAACCGTTAATTTGGGCATCGAATGCAGTTTTGTTGTTTACAGTTGGAGCACCGCTAAATGTAGCTGGTTTAACTGCTCCTTGTAATTTGCTAGAATAAGCATTCTTAGCTGCGCTAGTTGCCTCACGTACTACAAGCATATTGCTTGAATAACGGAGGAAATAAGCAGCGGAATGCCAATCGATGGTGTTGTCAGAGTCGGGTGCAGCAAAGTTACTTACTAGCTCAGCTTCGTTAGAAACTCGTACTCTTTCTCCGACTGGACCCCACCGAAAATTACCTACAATTGCGCCAGTAGTTGACTGAACGTTTGGAACGCCACCAGTCAGATCTATTTCTTTGACGACAACCGCTGGTGATTCAGACGGTGTACCTAGTGCCATTTTTTTATCTTCCTTGTTAAAATTATATGAATCATAATACGAACAGTCAATTTACAGTGTTATTTATAATATTATAAATTTGGATCGTATTCAATTGCCCATTCTGAATTACGATCATTTTGATCTAATTGATTCATATAATCTGTGCCATCATCAATAAATCCAAATGGAACTATATTCTCATCAATTTCTCGCATTCTCTCTGCAAACATCATTTGTTTCATATTAATATTTGTCATATCAAGAAAATAACTACCAGTACTAAAATACCCAAACATAACTAAATTCATCATTAAGTCATCATGATTTCCATCTGAAGCTTCGTATGATTGTCCTCTTGCCTCAAATGTAGATATTTCTAATATGGTTTGTTCATCAACAATATCTAGTTTTCCAGTTTCAATAATATCTTTAATTGCTGAACAACCCAATCTTTTACTTTTTCTTGTAATTTCAATTCCAAGCGCGTTAGCTTTAATGGCTGATTCTACATGCACATTTTCGTATTCTAAATCATGCCATAAACCATTGCATACTAAAGAACCTTGATCATTTGATTCTACAACAACATATGCATTATTGTAGGATTTTGCGTATTTATATATAATATTAGGGAAGAGTAATGGAGAGATAGTGTTATTGCGATATACAGCAACCTGTGCAAACGGAGTTACGCTAATATCGATTAAATTAAAAGTAGAATAATCCTGACCTCTTCCCTTACTTACATCTACTGTCATTATATAAGCATGTTTCTCTTTAGTCTCCTGATATATTTTTAAGAGACCACCTTCTAATGTGCTTATTGGTGCTTTAGCCCTTAAACCCATCAGTGTTTCGGCATTGATTAATGTATCACCGGTGCCAAAAAATGTATTCCCAAATTCTTGATCGAACTGTAATTGACTGGTATTTGCTACAGTTTGGGCTTTCCAGTTGTCATCACGTCCAGGTACGTCATGCCAATCAACACGGAAATTCTTAAACTCATTTACTCCTTGGACAGCTCCTTCCCAAACCTTATGAAATTGGTTACCAATGCCATTAGCTGTTGATGTAATGATAACTTTAGTTTCCTTACCCGCTGAGATAACTGGATATGTCGAAGTATAAAATTCGGCAGCACGTTCAACAAAAGCAAACTCGTCAAGATAAAGAAGATTAACTGACATGCCACGAATAGAGCTACCGGAAGTAGCAGCAGCGATAATACGGGAATTATTGCTGAATTCCAAAGAACCTTTATTGAGTGCTTTAGATCCAGGCTGAAGAAAGAAAGGAATGTTTTCAAGCATAAGCGTAATTCTTGATAACATTTCTCTCGCGGTTGCACCTTTGTTGGCCAATACCGCAATTGTTTTTTCAGTATGAAAAAGAGCAAACCACAGTAGATAAGCACATGCCGATATAGACTTTCCAGATTGTCTGCAAGCCAAGATAATTGAGAAACGATTGTCGTTAAAATGACTAAACATTTCTTTTTGATACGGGTAAAGTTTGAAAGGAACAAGTCCAGAATCGAGTGATATAACTTTAACATATTTTTCAGCAAAATAAATCGGGTCATCCATACATTGTTTATATTCACGTAAAAGCTCCGGAGTCCATGCTTGTTGTACACCGTCTCTTTTTACATTAGGATTCCCGAGATACGTTTCGTTCTGGTGTGACATCAACTATATCATCTCCATTCTGTAGAAGACGTTGTATATCTGCAGTTGAACCAAGAAACACATTATTAGTCTGCTGACCAATCTGTGGTTGTTTTGATTCTTCTTCTGCCTTTTGCAACAAGTCTTTTTGTTTTTTATTCAAATCCATTAATTTATCATTAACGTCTGATGTATTCTTAATCAATCCAGCCAAAACTTCATACGCTCTTGGATGCTCACTTTCTCGTGCTACTTCAATCATAGATTCTAAGGCGTCTTTACCTTTCTCTACAAGTTCGTAGTATGTTTGGCGAGAATATTCGTAATCATTTTTTAAAT